TCAATTAAAGGCAGACATAACATCTCCCATTAAACTTGCGGGAGTATTATCCACTACATGTGAGTAGATATTCAACGTTATGTCCACCTTGGCGTGTCCCGCAAGATACTGCACTTTTTTAATGTTTACCCCAGCCATTATTAGGTTGGTGATATACGTGTGCCGCAGGATGTGTGGCGTTACTTTGAAATCAATGCTCCGCTCCACACCGTGCGAAGTGACAGACTGTGATTCACCCTCTTTCAGCATTCGACGCGTGACATTTGCCCACATATTTTTGAACGCCGTGTACGTGTACATTTTGCCGTCTCTATTGCAGATGACGAAATCTGAACTGCGTTCAATGTTTAATAAGTAGTCTACCAACACAGGAGGGATAGGGATGTCCCGTTTGGCGGCATTGCTTTTCAACTTGTCCGATAATACTGGTCGGACGTTATCCTCGAAAATCAACGTCCTGCGTACCTGTATGTGGGGGGTGAACCCGAAATGCACGCAGTCCCATTTTAGCCCCAGTATTTCTTCCCTTCTCATGCCTGTGTAAAGCCCCAACATAATAAACAGGTGTGCGGAAGTACCTTCCACCGCATTCAAAAGCACTTGTGACTGTTCTGCGGTCAAGGGTGTTTTTTCTTTTGCTTTATATCCTTTAGCTTTCAAGGTGTTGCAGGGCGAACGCTGGATAATTCTATTTTCTTCTGCCGCTCCAAAAATTCGTTTTAATGTCGAGACCACTTTAATTTGCGATGACTGCGACATATCTTTCATACCAACGAGAATGGCACACACATCATCCGGAGTGACGTTTTTCATCTTTTTGTCGCCTATGTGCGGACAAATATGCTTGTTAATGGCGTTCCTCAAATCAAAACACCTTGCGGCGGACAATTCGGCGGTATTTAACTTGTACCATCGCTGTGCATACTCCGCAACCGTCATATTGTCGTGGATTGCGACACCTTCTTCGTAGAGCCACATATATTCTTTATATTTCCGCTCCAGTTTCTTTTTGTCACGGTCGTATAGGGATGTGTAGCCCCCGCCAAGTTTCTTCACTTGCTTACGGTAGATGTCTTTGCTCTCGATGTATTGACACTGGAATGCTTGTTTGGGCATTATTGCGCCTCAAAGATTTCAATCGCGCCAGCGTGGCGTGTTTCAATAATAAACCTTCCGTTTCGTACCCATCCTTGTTCGCCCATCATGGGGAAATTGTCAAACGCAGTATTGAGTGCTGAAACGGAAGAAAATTCATAAATCGCAACTTTTTGACCTCCGTCTACCAGCCGTCCGCCAATGTAAAAAAGCACACCCTCGGTCGCCCCTATTAGTTGGAACCGCGGAGTATTTTCGTCGAACAATTCGTATTCGGCTCTTATAGCCTCAACGAAATCTTCGAGAGACGCGCTATCGTTGCCACAGCCCACCAGTAGCGACACACCCATTATAAACGCCAACCCTGCAATTAAAACTCTTTTCATAACTTTTCTCCTTGCCCGCTTTGCGGGTCTTTTTTTATTTTATCCTACTCACCGAAACAACTGCCCTGCCGATAACGGTTACTTGGTCAAGTATCGGACCAACATAAACCAAAGGCGGGTATGCGGGGTTTTCACTTGATAGGGTCAAAATGCCTTTTTCGGCATCGTAATGGACACGTTTAAGCGTGTATTCGTCATCTATGCAGACCGCCGCAACTTGTCCGTTGTCCACCATTGGCTGTTCTTTGATAAGTACAAAATCACCGGGTTTAATGCCTATCCCTATCATGCTATCGCCCCTGATTTTGAAACTAAAGTCTGCGTCAACATCACAACCAACGTCTATGTAGTCGCTGTCACCATCACCCCCATAGATAGGCTTTCCCGCCGCTATATGTCCCAGTATTGGTATGCGGTGGCGTTTGATTGGGACAATATCCCCTTGGTTTTTCAGTAGCCTTGCGGTGTGCGGTGTCGGGTCGTCTGTTTTGAGTAACAGATAGTCCGCCGACACTTCAAAGTAATCAGATAGCTTGATTACTGCCCCGTAGGACGGTTTGCTCCTATCCATTTTCCAATCAGTAAAATTTCCCTGCGCTACACCTATTGCTACAGCAACAGATTTTTGGTTTATTCCTCTTTCTTTTGCTAATCTTAGTACGCGGTCGATAGTTCTTTCAACAGTCATTTTCACCTCTTTATAAATTTATTTTTGTAAAGTTGTTGACAAAATACTTATTAAGTAGTATAATAGATATACCACAGTTCAAAGTTAGGTGGGGGAATGCGCCCCCACCGTCACCTTGCCTTATTTGTTTTCCATAACCCCGTTGCAACAAGATTACGCTTGCTCGGTTAGTTTTTAGTCCGGACACACCGGTATTCCATCAAGCCTACACCAAACCTTTTTTTACGTGGTCTGTTCCACGATATGGTGTACTTTTGCAATAATGCGTAGCTCCGCATTGAGCTACTTCTTTGGCGAGGCGTCTCACTTCGGCAGTTAAGGTTCTGCTCTGTTTATGCTCTACGCATCGACTTTATATGGACAGAGCAAAATCAAAAGTGCTTTCAAAGTAAGCACCTCCTTTCTTGCTCATTAGAGCCTTAAATGTTGAGTGTTGGCTTTGGACTGTGGCTGTTAAAATAAAATTTAGGAGTAAATCATGAATGAACTTGAAAAATACACAACAGAGGAACTGGTGAACGAAATCAAGGGTCGAAGCGATATATCTTTTTATCTCGGTAGAGAGGCATACGACCCAAGCGGTGAGCTTGCACACCAACTTGAAATGGTTAAAAACCTAAGTTCAGAAATGATGGAATGCTTCCACTCACGGGAGCGCACTATACGTTACTTTTGGGGTGCTGTGGTGGGATTGGTTATTCCTTTAGCCATATCCGTTCCTCTTACGATGTTCATCTTGTCAATAATACGGTGATTAAGGATACGGCTATTGGTAAAACCAAGCTGTGGCACAACAACATAAAGACACTGTGTCTTAAATGCTCTTCATAGTCGTGCATATATTTCATTTTTATTCATTCTAATCACCTTAAAAATAAAAGTTAGGAGGTTACATCATGCCAATAACAAACACTTATACCGAACTTGGCGAGCTTTCAAAAAAATACGTTAGGGAAGCCTTTGAACGCTATTTGAATACTGTAAATGATGCCGAGGAATTACTCAAGATGGCTTTTGAAGTTGATAAAAAAATTAGCTACTACAAGGAGAAAAACGGAGATTATTCAAGCACCTTTGGTAAAGATAGAAATGCTTACCGAGATGAAGTTTAATAACTACTCTCCTTCTGTTTTGACGCAAGGCTTTGTGTGTGTTTGATAAAAATAAAATTTAGGAGGTCAACATGGGATATTCAATCCTTGACGCTTTATGTGCTGTTGAAGTACTTGAAGAGCGTGTACAAGGCATCGCATCTTTTACGAAGTTTTTATTGGCGATAGAACTTCGTGCGGATAAAACTAACGATGTAGCGGTTAAAAAGCAAATCGAAGAAATAGAAAAATTTATTTGGAGAGAGTTGTCGAAAGAAATTGACCCCGACCGAAATGATTTTTCCTAATCACCCACGATTAACTTTACCGCAATGCTTTTCACAACCTCAAAAGCAACATTTCCGCCCAATTTAAGTAGTCTATTTTTAGTTTTATTCCAAATCTTGTCGTTTCGTATTGTATTTAGGTATTCATGTCCTGAGAATGTAATGCGTTTGATAATGTGGAATTTATAAGGAGCGTTTAGTACAGGTACATCTATTGCCTCGATAAATTGGGAATCCATAAGCAAGTCAATATAGTACGACACCGTTTCCGGTGCAATGTTTTCACATGATAAATCCTCGTCCGTTAATTTTGGGTGGTTTTCGTTTTCTTCAATGCGAAAAAGTATTGTGCGAATAACATCGTGGTTCATACTGTTTCACCTTTCCAACACCGCTTCGGCGGTGTTTTTCTTTTTGTATCAATATATTTTGTTGTGTTCACAAACTGTTTACAAATAAAATGCTTAAAAAGTATTGACAAACTACTTAATAAGTATTATACTATATTCAGCCTTGACAAAAGTCACGGCAACGGCGAACTTTAATCCAAAGCTAAACAGATTCCAGTAGTGGAGGGCGTGGCGGTGGACAAGCTCGGCGTTAATCCGAAAAGAACTGCAGCTTTTTGGGTTTGTTGACTGGGGGTTTTGATGTAAATGGTGTCGTAACTATATTATATCTTAAAACCCCCTAAAAGTCAACAGTAAAAGTGACTTCGGTCAAAAAAATTAAAAGAGGTGTTTAAGATGAAAAACTATATCATTGTTGCAAAACGCACTGACGGCACTATTATGACTGCCACAGTGACTGAACAGAATGAAGTTAAAGCCATACGCGATTTCAAAGAGATTTATCGTCACGGAATCCGTGAAGGTCTTGTTGTTATCGGAGCTGTGGAAGATACAACTGCGCCTATCATTTGCGGAAAGGAGACACCTTAATGGAAACTAAAATTAAAATCGAACTAACTAAAAAAGAGTGGACTTCAATCGGCAAGTTCGTTTCGAACCATATCGGAAAATCGTTTGAAGTACTACCGCTAATTTATTTGATAGACGCACTTGTAAAAAGTGGAATTGACACAAAGGAGATGAAGTGATGTTGAAAAACAACCTTAAAAAAATGCGAGAGGCTAAAAATCTCTCATCAGCTGAATTGGCTGAAATGTGCGGCATAGATGATTCATATATCCGGCACATGGAAATCGGCTCTAAAATACCCTCGCTGTCTATGTTGCTTGTGCTGGCAGAGATGCTTGAGTGTTCAACCGACTACTTGCTGAAAGGAGACACCGATGAACCTACTGACCCTTAAAGAAGCGGCTGAAAAGATACGTGTGGGGTATTCCACGATTTACAGACTGGTTGCCCAAGAAGGGCAAATTCCGCACGTACGTATCGGTAAGAAAATCCTGGTTAAAGAAACCGACCTTGAGGATTTCATAAAGAGCAGCACCACTAAGGTAGTTCCATGTGTTCCTGCAGGCGTGACGAGGTTCAAGTACATTCCAGGAATGAAAGTCGTGTAATAAAAAGAAAGGAGGTGTAAATATGCACACTAATGTTTATGCGGGTAGAAAAATCCGCAAGAAAAGCGGTTTCACGAAACCTGGGTTTTCGCGGTCTGATGCCCGCCAAATGCCAACCTGTCAATATTGCGAAAGCACGATAGGTTGGGGCGAGAAATGCGACTGTAAAAAATCTGAAAGCAAAGAGGGCAAGACCGATGAAAAAGCTATTTGACCTTTTAGCGGGTATCGCAATGGCAGTAGGTTTTATTCTCATATTAGGAGCGGCGGGGGTGGCAGACAATGGCTACGGTTTGTCATTCGGTGGAGTACTGCGCACTGCTAACTGGGGCTTGCGCCTTATGACAGCAGGCGGCGTATATTTTGCCGCCCCTGTGCTACTCGATAAACTGTTTCGCACATTGGACAAAATTCAAAAACACAAACAAAAATAACAAAACAAAAGGAGTTTTACCCATGATTGAAATCACCCTTAAAGGCAACACGCTTGTCGAAGTAATCAGCCAAATGATTACGCTTGTAAACCAAACACAAACACTATCCGAGTCGGCAACCTTGGCTAAACCACCAGTGCCTGCACCCGCCCACCCTATCGTGGCGGGCACTGCACCGAATGTGGGTGTCCCGCCAACTGCTCCCTCATCACCACAGGCTATTGCGACACCGCCGCCTATGCCGACCACCCCTCCAGTTGGTAGCGTCCCTGTGTCTGCCCCGCAGTTCACCTTGGAGCAGATAATGCAAGCTGGTGCGTTCGTGTCGCAAAACGGCAAGCAGTCGGAGGCTTTGGCGGTGCTGCAGAAGCACGGCGTTCAAGCCCTGAATCAGCTACCGCTTGACAAGTACGCTGAAGTTGCAGCCGACCTACGTGCGCTGGGCGCACAGATATAGAGGTGTGACATGGAAAAAGCAACAAACTACAAAGACACCTTCACCATCTTAACCTCTGCTCGAGTTACCGGTACTAAAGGGGTGTTGCGAGTGCGTCCTCGTACCTATGATATGCTTGCGGAAGTTAGCCAAGAAACCGGGGTGAGCATAAGCCGTCTTGTTGACCAATGTGTGGCTTTCGCACTCGAAAGATGGGAGGGCAACGAAGATGAGTAACGCACACGCACTTTTATCTGCCTCGTCAGCGAATCGATGGATGCATTGCACTGCCGCCCCGCGTTTTGAAGAGCAGTTTCCCGACAGCACATCGGAGTACGCTGAGGCGGGAACGCTAGCACACTCCGTCTGCGAGATTAAGGCTCGCAGAAAGTTTATGGGGTTGACGTCGAGATCGGCAACAGCGCAACTTAACAAGTTAAAAAAAGACCCTCTGTACGACCCCGAAATGGAGAGAACAAGTGATGTCTACATTGAAACGTTATCCGAACTCTCTATGTTGTCCAAAAATCCGCCATATGTTGAACTTGAAACTCGTGTGGACTTTTCGGAATATGTCCCTGATGGCTTCGGTACTTGTGACTGCTTAATGGTTGGGGGGCGGGAGTTGACAATAGTTGATTATAAGCATGGTAAAGGCATCCCCGTTTCGGCGATGAATAATCCACAATTGCGGTTATATGCCTTAGGGGCAATTAACAAATTGAAACCATTCTACGGCGACACAATACAATTGATACGCGTTATGATTGTACAACCGAGAAACCAACACGCTGAAAGTTTCGATACGCTGAGTATTGATGAACTCCTTAGATGGGGTGAAACAATAAAACCTATCGCGCAAAAAGCCTTTAGCGGCTTCGGCGATTTCGTACCGGGGGAACATTGTCGCTTTTGCCGGGGGAAAGCACAGTGCCGGGCAAGAGCCGAGGCACACACAGCACTTGAGGACTTCAAGGATTTTGTAACTCCGAAGCAGACAGAAAGTCAGCCAGCGTCACAGGTGTTGTCCAATGATGAAATCGGCGAACTCCTTGTCCGCGGGAAGTCTTTGGTGGACTGGTACAAAAGTCTTGAAGAATACGCCCACTCAGCCGTCCTGGGCGGTGAGAAGATTGCCGGGTGGAAGTTGGTAGAGGGTCGAAGTGTTCGGTCATTCAGTGACGCCGACAAAGCCCTTGAAGAGGTCATCAAAGCGGGCTATGATGAAAGTATCGTATATGAACGCAAGCCTAAATCGCTATCCGAGTTGGAAAAAATGATGGGCAAGGCTGCGTTTGCGGTCACGGTCGGCGATTTAGTCATCAAGCCCCCTGGGAAACCAACGCTCGTTGAGGAGAGCGACAAACGCCCTCCTTATAGTTCTGCTAAAACAGATTTTGCCGAGTTAATCTCGGACGAAAAATAAACAAAGAAAAAGGTGAAAAATATGTACCAAAATGATACTCAAAAAGTTCTAACAGGCGAAGTGCGCCTATCTTATGCCGCACTTGTTCAACCCCGTGCACCTCAAAGCGGTGTCGGTGAACCAAAATATTCCGTGACCATACTTATCCCAAAAACGGACACGGCCACAAAAGCCGCAATTGATGCGGCGATGAGAGCCGCCGCTCAAGAGGCGGTGTCGACAAAATGGGGTGGAGTTGCTCCGCCCCAACCAAAACACCCTCTGCATGATGGTGACGGTGTCCGCCCGTCGGGCGAGGCTTTCGGCGAAGAGTGTAAAGGCCACTGGGTGATTACAGCGTCTTCCAAAAACAAACCCGGCGTCGTGAATGAGTATGGCGTTGAGTTGTTGCCGACAGATATTTATAGCGGCATGTATGGGCGTGTCACTATCCGCTTCTTCGGCTACTCAAACAGCGGGAACAAGGGTATTGGGTGCGGACTTGGCAACGTGTTGAAAACTCGTGACGGCGAGCCCCTGTCCGCGGGCAACACTTCCCCTGATGTCGATTTCGCAGGAATCATCAATCCTGCTTTCGCCGCACCGGCTAACCCTCCAGCACCTCAAAATCCATGGGCGATGTGATATGTTAATTCTATCAATCGACATTGAAACTTACAGCAGTGTTGATTTGAAAAAATCGGGGCTTTACAAATATGTTGAAAGCCCCGATTTTGAAATAACACTGTTTGCCTACTCGCTGAATGGCGGCGCGGTGAGGATAGTAGACCTAAAACAAGGCGAAGTTCTCCCTGGTTGGGTAGTGGACTCATTAGGTAGCTGTCACTATACCAAGCGAGCAAGAAATGCAGTTTTTGAATGGGTGTGTTTAACCAAATTTTTCGGCACGGGGTTTCCAATTGACCAATGGACATGCTCGATGATTCATAGTATGTATCTTGGACTTCCATCAAGTTTAGAAGCAACAGGCAAGGCTTTAGGACTTCCGAGCGATAAACAAAAACTTCGGAGCAGCAACGAGCTTATCAAGTATTTCTGCGCACCTTGTAAGCCCACGAAGACAAATGGCGGACGAACTCGAAATCTGCCACACCACCACCCCGAGCGTTGGGAACTATTCAAAGAATATTGCAAGCAAGATGTAGTTGCCGAGATGGCTATCGCGGATAAGCTGCGGGCTTTTCCCCTGCCTGCCGAAATTCAAGAGCAATGGGAAATGGATGTCATTATCAACTCTCGTGGCGTTTCTGTGGATATGGATTTAGTGCAGTCGGCACTTGAAATTGCTGAAACAGAAAGCACCAGTTTGAAACATGAAGCCGAGAAATTAACAGGACTTGTCAACCCAAATAGCGTTGCCGCTCTTAAAGACTGGCTGAACGCTGAAATCGACAACGAAGAAGACAAAATTACGTCAATTACCAAAGAAACCGTTTCAAGTTTGCTTGGCACGGGTGGTCTCAATCCTACTGTCCAGCGCATGCTTGAAATCCGCCGAGAACTCGGCAAGACATCAACGAAAAAATACGTTGCCTTGGCAAACTCGGTTTGCGCCGACGGGCGAGTGCGGGGACTGTTGCAGTTCTATGGAGCTAACCGTACTGGTCGCTGGGCTGGGCGAATGGTGCAGGTGCAAAATTTGCCCCGCACATATCTTGAACCTCTCGATTTCGCCCGCAACTTGGCAAAGTCACAGGAAATCGAAGCGTTACGGCTTTGTTACGGCAGTGTACAGGACACACTATCCCAACTTATCCGCACGGCTTTTGTGGCGGGGGGCAACGCCATACTCATCGATGCCGATTTTGCCGCAATCGAGGCACGCGTCCTGGCGTGGTTGTCGGGCGAACAGTGGAGACTTGATGTGTTCAAAACTCACGGCAAAATCTATGAAGCGTCCGCATCGCAAATGTTCAGCGTCCCAATTGACAAAATAGTCAAGGGCAACCCCGAATATGAATTGCGGCAAAAAGGGAAAGTTGCTGAACTTGCCCTTGGCTATGGCGGTAGCTCGAATGCACTGACAGCTATGGGGGCATTGCAAATGGGATTAACCGAAGAAGAATTGCCGGATATTGTATCCCGCTGGAGAAACAGTAACCGACGAATTTGTGACTATTGGTACGCGTGCGAGAATGCGGCAATCTCTGTTGTCGAAAAAGGCGGCACGGTTGGCGTTGGCAACGTAATATTCTCACGCGAATACAGCCAGTGCGGCGGTCTTGATTTTATGACAATCGCATTGCCGTCCGGGCGAAAACTATTTTACGCAAACCCTATTTTAGGCTCGAACTCTTGGGGGAAAGCACAAGTCGAGTATATGGGCGTTGACCAAACAAAGAAAACTTGGGGTCGAATATCTACTTACGGTGGTAAGTTGGTGGAGAATATCACCCAAGCAGTTGCTCGTGATTGCCTTGCTAGAGCCATCGGCCGTCTTGAAAACAATGGTTTTAGAATAATCATGCACATTCATGATGAAATCGTGATTGAAGATGCTGGATTTATTGCCGGATACAGTCTCGAGAAGGTCATCAAAATAATGTCCTTGCCAATGCCTTGGGGGGCTGGTCTACCTCTTGCGGCGGACGGTTGGGTCGGAAAATACTTTAAGAAAGATTAGGAGTTTATCATGGGAAAAAGTTATGGATTGTACAAATGTCTGCTGTGTGGAAAAGAAACACAAGGCGAGGAAACATATTGTGACCGCTCACGGATTGACCGTTCAAAGGCAGCAATGGTAAGTGGTCTGAAAGTGGATGAGTGGTGTTCGTGCGAGGGGTGTCAATCCCCTCGTGTGGGGGCTGTGGTATTCGTTGGATGGGTGGAGGTGGACGAAGATGAATAAGGGTAGTTTTTATGTGTCGCAAAACTTCGCCCCCGAAAGAGACATTTACGACAGAGCGGTCGCAAAAAGATATAACGGGTGGATTAGCGGAGATGTTGGGTTGTTCAGAGAACCAAGTAAGAAAACGAAACAAGCTACTTGGGCGGCAGTCTATTTGCCCCTCGGTAGAGTTTTAGCCTATGCTGAAAGCAGAAAAGCAGCACTTGAGGCGGGCGTTAAAAAAATGGAACAACCCGACTTTGGGTCAAAAGTCCACACTATTCAGCAGAGTATTACTTATATGCAATTTGTCAACGACAGACGAGAACAGGAGAACCAAAATGAAAATACATGAATATCCTCTTGAGCTCGTGAATCCAAGGTTGTTATGGCGAGGCAAAACGAATATGGAACACAGATGGATAAACCGATACGGGACACATAAAATCAAGCAAGGAAAGTGGGTGTATGGTAGTTATTTTGTAGATGCAAACGAAGACCATTGTATTAAGCAGCCGTGCTTAGACACGGGAAAAACTATGACCTATGAAGTAGACTACTCAACCCTTGGACAATGCACAGGTTTGTCGGACAAACGCGGAAATCTGATATTTGAAGGTGACAAATTGCTGTGCGCTTATTTGCATAAGCCAATTGTTGTGTGGGACAAGGTGTTGGCCGCTTTTGTTGTGAGCGAAACAAGTGGTCGGTCAATGCTACTATCCAGAGTTGCAAATCCGGATGCGGAAATAATCGGTAATATCTACGATAAGGAGAAAAACAATGGGAATGTGTAAGTATTATTTTATTGACATTTATGGCTGTCCGGTTTGCAGAAAACCAAAGTTAGGTAGCCTAAAAAAACAACGCCGTTGCCATAACAATGGCAGACAGTGTTCTGAATTTGACTGTGCTATATGTCTGCGTAAAAAAGCACAAAAAGGGCATCTTTGTTGCTCAGATTGCGATGTTGTGCCGTCCGCAACTGATAAGCCAATTGAGGCAAAACAAGACAAAGGCAAGCCCCGTCCATCGCTTGTGCCGCCACAGCTAATCTATGATGTGGCAGAGGTGCGAGAATACGGTTGCAAGAAATACGGCGACCCTGAGAGCTGGCGGCAAGTTGAGTTGCAACGATATATCGATGCACTCTACCGTCATATGCTTGAATTTGTTGCCGACCCCGTCAGTAAAGACGGCGAAAGCGGGCTACATCATTATAAACACATGGCTTGTAATATAGCCTTCATCTGCGAATTGATGAGAAAAGATACTTAAACTATGGAAACCTTGAAAATAACTGGTTTGGAAGAAGCTGAATATTAAAAACTAAGTTCGACTTTGATTAGGGGGGGGGACATGATACAAAAAGAATATGGGAAATACCTGCTCGCCTGTGATGGGTTCTGCGGGACGGAAGTGTCTGATTTAGAAAATTGGCATGCAGTTACCTCGTTTTTGAAAACCCACCAATGGACAACGAAACGATTTGATGGGGCGCATCAACATTATTGTTTCGACTGTTGGAAAGATGTTATAACTAACGGCGGAGGCAATTACGATGCAACATGATAGACTTATCACAATAACGTCCGCGGGCAACCGTTGGTCGAAAAATTGGCAACCTCAGCAAATGCTATTATCCGAACTGTGGGAGCGGTTACGTACCCCCGTGCGAAGCTCGGAAAAATTAAGTGACTACTTATCCATGAAAAAAGCTCAGCAGGACGAGCTTAAGGACGTTGGCGGCTATGTGGGGGGAACGCTAAACTCCCCGCGGCGTAAGTCAGCCAACGTCACGGGGCGGGACATTATCACGCTGGACTTTGACAATATTTCGGCTAACGGCACGGAAAACGTGCTACAGCGCATAGCGGGTTTAGGTGTGGGATACTGCGTCTATAGTACCCGCAAACATCACGCGGGGGCGCCGAGGTTGCGAGTGCTTATACCACTCGACCGCACTGTCTCCGTGGAAGAGTATGAACCGTGCGCCCGTAAGATGGCGGAGTATATCGGGTTGGAGATGGCAGACCCGTCAACGTTCGAGGTGGCGCGACTGATGTACTGGCCGTCCTGCTGTTCGGACAGCCAGTATGTATACCACTGGGCAGACAGTCCTTTTGTGTCTGCTGATGGGCTGTTGGCACTCTACGAGGATTGGCAGGATATGTCCAAGTGGCCCGCGCTGCCGGGGACACAGACTTTCACTAAACTTGCAACCAAGCAAGGCGACCCGGTAGACAAAGCGGGGATTGTGGGAGCGTTCTGTCGGGTATATGACGTTGAGCGTGCCATGCTTGAACTATTAGTCGGGATATATGAACCAGTAGATACCATGCCAGGGCGCTACACCTATCTTGGCGGAAGCACGGCAGGCGGGGCGGTACTTTATGATGACGGCAAGTTCCTATTCAGTCACCATGCCACTGACCCATGCGGGGGCAAGCTGGTAAACGCCTTTGACCTTGTTCGATTGCACAAGTTCAGCGACTTGGATGATTCAGACGGGGTAAAAGACGGCACAAAGGGTAACCGACTTCCGTCATTCACCGCAATGTGCCAATATGCGGTTTCACTTAGCGAAGTGTCGAACCAAATGGCGGCTGATGACTTCGCCGACCTTTCGAGTGTGGACGACAGCTACAGCGAGCCACATAATACCGACTGGACGAAACATTTGACCCGTGACGATACAGGGGCGTTGCATAAGACGATAGCTAATATCACGCTGTTGGTGCAGAACATCCCCGAATTGAACGGGTGCGCACGTAAGGACGATTTCACAGGGCGGTTCTACACCGCCGACAACCTGCCGTGGCGAACCGAAAAAGGCTATTGGTCTGATTCAGACACTACCGAGCTTCGCCGGTATTTTGAAACGAAATTAAAACGCTATAAGCCAGGGAAACAAGATATTAAGGATGCGGTTGTCGCTGTAGCCATAAACCAATCGTTTCACCCTGTGCAAAACTACTTAAACAGTCTATCGTGGGACGGCGTGGAAAGGCTCGATACCCTTTTCATGGACTACCTTGGGGCGGCAGACAGCGAGTATGGACGGGCAGTCGCCCGCAAGGCTTTGTGCGGGGCAGTAGCCAGGGTTATGACCCCGGGGTGCAAGTTCGACTACATGCCCCTGCTTATAGGCGGGCAGGGGCGGGGAAAGTCCAGCCTAATCGCGAAGTTAGCAGGTATTACGGACTGGTTTACTGATAGTATCGTGTCCTTTGACGGCAACAAGGCTTTTGAAGCCGTTGCGGGCAAGTGGTTAGTGGAAGTACCTGAAATGCAAGCATTTGACAGGGCGACCATGAACCAGGCGAAAGCCTTTATCACCAAGCAAAGCGACTTCTACCGTGCCGCCTACGCAGAGTTCCCCGAAGACCGACCAAGGCAATGCGTGTTTTTTGGAACAACAAATGACCGCGACTGCCTGCGGGACGAAACAGGTGGGCGGCGTTTTTGGCCGATAGTCGCCGATGAACAGCTGCGCAAAAAGGACATATTCATAGATTTGCCGATAGAACGTGACCAAATATGGGCGGAGGCGTTCGTTAGGTGGCAAGAAGGCGAACCCCTATACCTGCCCCACAGTATCGAAGTTTTAGCGGCAGAACGGCAGGAAAATCACCGAGAAACGCACCCGTGGGAAGACACCATCAGAAACTTCGTGTCAAAAGATATACCGGTAGACTGGGACAGTTGGGATTTACCGCGGAGGAACACCTTTTGGGGAGGACAAATGTCCGATGAGCTGATACTTGTGCCGAGGGAAAAGGTGTGCGTTCGAGAAGTTTGGCAGGAAGCGTTGAATATGCCAATTGCCCAACTTGACAAAGTAAAAGCCCGAACAATCAACAGCGTTTTGAGTAATCTCGAAGGCTGGGAAGCATCTAAAAAGGCAATGCGTTTCGGTACGATTTACGGAGTACAGAAAGGCTACAGGAGAACAGGTAGATATACCGAAAATACAGAAAAAACGGAAGTAGTTTGCGATACAAAGTTCCCTATCGAGTGATTTTGGAAGATTTGGAGATTTTTATTCTTCCTAATGTTTCTAAAGTGTGATCTAAAACTGTAACCAAAAATGGGATTGTAACTTTTTTGCCCAAAAGAAAGTTACACAAAAAATCTAATAACACCAAGGCTTTAATACTTACTGTAACTTAATAACTTTTGTAACCAAGTAAAACACTTAAAATAGAATTAGGAGAATTAGGAAGATTAGGAGAATATTAAAATCTCCAAATCTACCTAAATGTCCAAATTATTATATAGTATAGGGAGAACCGCCTTTTTAAGTTACAGTTTACTAAACAGTGTAAAAAGCGTTGGTACAAAAGAGAAAAACGCTGTAACTTATGTCAAAACGGCGAGAAAGGAGCAAAAAAAATGTTATCGCAAAAACAACAACTAAATTTTGACCATGTCGTGGCCAATTGGTTGAGAGAATATTTGTGGTCGAGTAATCGGGTGCATATTAAAACAGTCTATGCCGAAGGTAAGAAGCTGGGATACACTCGGGCACAGATTAAAGCGGCGAGAGCATGGTACGGTAGCCAGGTAAATACTGAGGATGGACATTGGTGGTGGTGTCGGTGATTTGTAAATCTTTGAAATTTGAAAGGGGTGAATAATGGGACAAAAAATGTCCGAAAAACAAATCGAGAAAAAGATGTGTGACCTGATTAAATCGCGGGGCGGACTGTCGTATAAGTTTGTGTCGCCGAATGACCCGGGAGTTCCCGACCGCATTGTGATAACGCCGCAGGGGGTAGTTTGGTTTGTCGAACTAAAAACCGAAATAGGCGGTGCGCGTAGACTTCAAAAATGGCAGATTGAGCGGCTATCGGCAACAGGGGCAAATGTTAGGTTGCTTAAAGGCTGGGAACAGGTGGCGCAATTCGTTGATGAGGTGATGCCTTATGGAGCGTAAAGAATACGTCCCGCACCAGTATCAGCAAGTTGCCATACAGCGAATCGTGGACGACCCCGCCATCGGCTTATTCCTATCACCCGGACTGGGCAAGACATCCATCACGCTAACTGCGGTGAATGAGTTAATTTATGGGCGGTGGGCGATACGCAAAGTTTTGGTAATTGCCCCCCGTAAAGTCGCAGAAGCAACATGGAGCAAAGAAGCGCAAAAGTGGGAACACCTAAAACACTTGCGATTCTCCGTGGTGTTGGGGAGTGAGAAAAAGCGGATTTTAGCACTGAACACACAAGCTGATGTTTTTATCATAAACCGCGAAAATGTCCCGTGGTTGGTGGACTACTACCAGCAAGCGTGGCCGTTCGATATGCTGGTGTGCGATGAATCCACCAGTTTCAAAAATCCATCGGCGAAGCGGTTCAAAGCCTTAAAATTGATACGGCGTTTCTGTAAAAAAGTGGTGTTGTTGACTGGCACACCATCAAGCAAGAACATAGGCGACCTGTGGGCACAGGTGTATTTGTTGGACGAGGGGCAGCGGTTGGGTAAAACGATCACGTCTTTTCGGGATTGTTATTTCAACACGAACACCCACGGCGGCCATTTCACAACCTATTCCCCGAAAGAAACGTCGGAGAAAGCCATATTGGACGCCATCAGCGACATCTGTATCAGTTTGACAGATGACGACAATCTATCTTTGCCGAAACACATTAAGCACGAAATCCCCGTGGCGTTGGACGAGAAGACCAAAAAGGCATACCGGCAGTTCGAGCGTGAAATGCTTTTGGAGTTGGACGAAGAAAACATCACAGCACAAAGTGCCGCTGTGCTTACTGGGAAACTACTACAATTTTGCAATGGGGCGATATACGGCGCGGACAGAAAAGTGAATCACATTCACGACCACAAGTTGGACAGCCTGACCGAGCTTGTTGAACGATTAAACGGCGAATCCTGCCTTGTTTTTTATTCTTTTCAGCATGACCGTGACCGCATTGCCGAGAAACTGGGCAAAAAATATCGTCTGCGTGTTTATGAGAACGCACAGGATGAAACGGATTGGAACAACGGCGAGATTGATATTCTGTTGGCACACCCTGCTTCTTGTGCCTATGGACTTAATCTGCAAGCCGGCGGGAGACACGTGATTTGGTTCGGACTGAACTGGAGTTTTGAAATGAACTTCCAAGGTGTTCGCCGTCTATTGCGGCAAGGTAGCGAGTTTGATAGCGTTGTGGAACACTTCCTTGTGGCGGAAGATGGAGTGGATGAGGACGTGATGACGACAATCGCCGAGCGGGAAAGCACGCACAACACCATAATGCAGGTGCTGAAGGCAAGAATACAAAAAATTAGGGCAGAGGAGAGCATAACCCATAGACAAGGCAACGCACACGAGGACAAAAACACCAAGGAGTAAACACCCTAAATGCAGGATAAACTTGACATCATTTACGCACGATTGCCAATTTACAGCGAGCGATTTATCTATAGCGTGGGCTGTGACGGTAGTGTGATACGCACCTCGAAAAAGCTATATCGAGAAACAAAAGTCGCCCGGTACACGAAACATGGCAAAGCGACTGTTAAACTTAGCAATCGGGAGTATCACGTTAAAAAACTTGTAGCCCAAGCATTCTTGCCACATTATCAACGTGACATGAGTATTACGCACAAAGACGGAAACCCGCTGAATTGTAGGAGCGATAACCTGGTTTTGTTTGACAAGTACACCCTGGGGAGAGTGACAGGTGGAGATAGCAGACGAAAAGCCGTAATCTACAATGGCGACGAATTTTACAGCGTGAGGGAATGTGCAAAAGCGTTGAATTGCAGTTACCAAACCCTGTCGGACTACCTAAACGGCAAAGTGAAACACAGCGTGTTGCAGGGCGTTGACGTGAAATATGACAATGCGGGAGGTTGAAAAGATGACCCTACAAGAACTTAACCAATTGAGGCACGTAAGAACCGAAATTGGTCATTTGGATAAGATATTAGCCGAGAAACGGGCAAGTACAACTGTGCTTGCCTCTTCGGCGTTAGGTAGGACAGGTAGCGGCGGCACACGGAAGTCGCAGCCTGTGGAAGACAACGTGATTAAATTTCTTGAATTTGAGAAAACCATCAAAGGTCGCAAGCGATTATTATTACGAAAGTGTGAACAATGGCGGCGTTTTTACGCCCAAATTCCCTGTGACAGAAAAAAATTTGCGTTCGAGTTAAAATTTTGGGAAGGGCTAACATATAGCGAAGTAGCAATGGAAATGGGTATTTCGGAAAACGCTGTCAAGATGGAAATTTATAGATATTTGCGTCGGTTTGAAAAGTTGTTACTTTTGTGACGATTTTTTATGCTATAATAGTATTGTCCATGATTGGGAACTCCGAAAATATATGCGCAAGCAGCCATTGGTTTTACTACTGATGGCTACTTGTGCATATGCCCACACATGGGATAACTTTGAGGTGGTATACCAATGGGCAAAGGACTAACAGAAAAGCAAAAACGCTTTGTTGATGAATATGTTATCGACCCCAACGCCACACGGGCATATTCGATTGCGTATCCTAAAGCCGACGGAGAGCCCAAAGCCGTCAGTACATGTGGTTCAGAGGGCCATAAGCTACTGCAAAACCCAAAGATTAAAAAGGCAATTGACGAGAGATTGCAAACTATGCGAGATTCCGCGATTGCCACAGCTTATGAGGTGGAAGCATATTTGACAAGCGTAATGCGAGGCACATCTCGCTCCGAAACGGTTGTCATCGAAGGTCACGGAGATGGACTGTCGCAAGCAAGGCTTTTCACGAAGCCTCCCGACGAGAGCGAACGCCTCAAGGCGGCACAAATGCTCGCTAAACGACACCAATTATTGGACAGCCGCGTTGAGGTCACCGGCGGGGTGAACGTTGTGCTTGTAGATGACATTGAGGATTGACCATGAAAGTGAGTTTAAGCGAAGTTGTTGGTGGTGGGTACAACGACTACTGGCGATACACAGGACTATATCGAGTGTGCAAGGGTAGCCGTTCAAGCAAGAAGTCTAAAACTACCGCCTTAAACTTCATCACTCGCTTGTGCCAATACCCCGATGCCAATCTGCTTGTTATCCGCAAAACATTTCGCACGCTTAAAGATAGTTGCTTTGCAGAATTACGCTGGGCAATGAACCGCCTTGGTGTTTCGCATATGTTCTCCTGCACGCTAAGCCCTCTCGAAATCACTCACACGAAGACAGGGCAGAAAATATATTTTAGGGGTCTTGACGACCCGCTGAAAGTCACGTCAATTACTGTTGAACGTGGCTTTTTGTGTTGGTTGTGGGTTGAAGAGGCTTACGAGGTTACACGAGAAGACGACTTCGACATGATTGACGAGGCTATCCGTGGGAAAGTCCCCGATGGGCTTTTCAAGCAGGCCACGCTAACTTTTAACCCATGGAGCGATAGAAGCTGGTTGAAATCTCGCTTTTTTGACAATCCCGATGAAAACACATTCGCCAAAACCACGAATTACCTGTGCAACGAGTGGCTGGACAATGCCGACCGAGCAAAATTCGATCGGATGAAAACACAGAATCCGCGCCGCTATCAAGTGGCAGGGCTTGGTGACTGGGGAATTACTGATGGGCTGATTTTCGAGAATTGGCGAGAAGAGGAATTTGAGCTTGATGAAATTAAGCGATTAGTCGGTATTCAGTCGGTGTTTGGACTTGACTTCGGGTACACAAACGACCCTTCCGCCCTCTTCTGCGGAATGCTGGATAAGTCCGCTAAAAAGTTGTACGTGTTTGACGAAATGTACGAACACGGCATGAGCAACGAGCGGATATTCGAGCGTGTGCAGCAGATGGGATATGTCAAGGAGCGTATATACGCTGACAGCTCCGAGCCGAAAAGCATTGACCGCCTTGAGTTGCTGGGGCTGCCCAACATCCGCAAAGCCCGAAAAGGCAGGGATAGTGTGCAAAACGGCATTGACTTCTTGCAAGATTACGAGCTTATAATACGCCCTAAATGTGTGAATTTCATCACCGAGATAAGTACCTACTGTTGGAGTGAGGATAAATTCGGACATAAGCTGAACAAGCCCATTGACGGCTATAACCACCTCATGGATGCCATGAGATATGCGGTGGAACGGTATATACTCCAAAGCGCTATATGTTTTGACTAAAACCCGAAAGGACTGACCATGTTCAGAGCCAACACAATCACTGAACAACTGAATAGGGCTATCCGACAGGGGGCAAGCGGGCGTTTGACTGATAAAGAGTTCGTAATGAACGAGATAGCTACATTCAAGGCTTCACCTCGCAGAAAAGCCATGCTTGATGGGGTAAACTACTTCAAAGGTATTCACGACATTCTACGGCGTGAAAGGCAGATTATCGGCGAGGGCGGAAGGCTTGAAACAGTTGACAATTTGCCCAATAATCGAATTATTGATAATCAGTATCGCAAAATGGTTAATCAGAAAGTCAACTACTTGCTGGGACATCCCGTTGCGGCACAAACGGACAATACAGATTATGCTGAAAAAATATCCGACTTGATTGATAAACGTTTTATGCGAAAGTTGGGACTTGTCGGGCGCGATAGCCTAAACTGCGGCCTTGGGTGGCTTTACGTTGGTTCTGATGGCGATAAGTTAATCCTACAACGCATACCACCGTACGAACTCATCCCATTGTGGGCTGATGCAGACCACTCGGAACTTGATGGTGCTATACGTTTCTATGAGATTACTGACTATGAGGGGAAAAAGCCTGTGGAGAAAATGCACGTGGAGGTGTACGACCACGCAGGCATTACTCGCTTTGTGCAAGAGGACAACAAACTAATCCTCGTATCGCAAGAACCATATTTCACCATTTCAAGAGGTGACGGAGAATTTGCCTACAATTGGTCACAAATTCCGCTTATTCCGTTCAAATCCAACTCTCTTGAAATTCCGTTAATCAACAACATCAAGTGCTTGCAGGACGGGTTGAATTTGATTATCTCAAACTTCCAAAACAACATGGAAGAGGACGTGCGGAATACCCTGCTTGTTCTTGTCAACTATGACGGCGAAAACTTAGGCTCGTTTCGCAAAAACCTTTCCGCATACGGTGCGGTTAAGGTCAGGTCTATTGACGGAGCGCAAGGCGACGTACGCACCCTGCAAATTGAGGTGAATGCAGAAAATTATAAGACTATCATGTCAATATTTCGGCGTGCGATTATCGAGAACGCCATGGGATATGATGCCAAAGACGATAGACTTAGCGGCAATCCCAATCAGATGAACATCCTCTCCATGTACAGCGATATTGACCTGGACGCAAACGAGATGGAGACAGAATACCAAGCAGCGTTTGAACAGCTTTTTGAGTTTTTCAACGCGCACCTGTATAACGTGGGTGTTGGCGATTTCACAGCAGAAAAAGTTGACGTGATATTTAATCGAGATATGCTGATTTCTGAAGCCGATGTAATCCAAAATATCCGCCACAGCGTTGGCATATTGTCCGAAGAGACAATTATCGCCAATCATCCGTGGGTCGATGACGTGAAAGCTGAACTTGACCGCATAAAATCCGGACGCAATGAAACACAAGGCACATATGATGAAGCCTTTGCACAAGAGCCAACCAGCGAGGAAGATGATGCATGAGAAGTGCTGCATACTGGGCGAGGCGTTTTGAATATGTTGAATCGCTGACGCACAGGCGGTCGGTGCAAGCTATCCGTGAATCGGAACGTGCGGTAGCCTCTGCGCTCGCTGATATTGAGCGTGATATTGCGAGATGGTATCAGCGTTTCGCCGATAACAACCAAATTGACCTTGTGGAAGCTCGCCGTCTGCTTAACGCTGGCGAACTCGCTGAATTTAAGTGGTCTGTGCAGGACTATATTCGCTTTGGCGAGGAGAACGCACTGAACGGCAAATGGATGAGGCAACTTGAGAACGCCTCTGCACGTGTGCATATTTCTCGCCTCGAGGCCTTGAAAATCCAAACACAGAACTCGGTTGAACGGCTATTTGGCGGACAACACGAGGCGGTTGACAAACTCCTGCGTGAGCAACTCATGTCTCGATATAACCGTGATATGTTCGAGTTGCAACGTGGACTTAATGTCGGGTTTGACGTTGCTGGAATTAACGACAGCACCCTTGAGCGTGTCATGGCTAAGCCATGGGCATCAGATGGCAGACATTTCTCTGACCGAATATGGTCAAACAAGGAAAAGCTGGTTAATGAACTGCACCAACAACTAACGCAGGATATTCTGCTTGGGCGAGGCATTAACAACTCTATCGCCGAAATCGCCCGCAAGATGAATACGACACGATACAACGCTGAAAGGCTTATCCGAACTGAATCAGCATACGTCGCAAGCGAAGCCGATAAAATAGCTTATCGGGAAATAGGCGTGGAGCAATTTCAAATACTTGCTACCCTTGACTTACGGACATCTGACATATGCCAAGAGCTTGATGGTAAGATATTCTCAATGTCCGAGTGGCAAATAGGGGTTACAGTGCCTCCCTTTCATGTGAACTGTCGCACTACCACCGTGCCGTATGATGCAGACTGGGAAGAGGCTACTGGAGGTAACAGGGCGGCGCGTGATACGGAGACTGGGCAGACATATTTTGTGCCGAGCGATATGACATATGACGCATGGAAGAAAAAATATGTTGACTTTCCAAGAGAAACAGAGTATAATATATTTAGAGACCAAATACACGCTCGCATTAATGGCGGAGAGTTTCCCCTCCACATCAACGTTATGCACAACGGCAAGCACGTACCCGGAAGCGCTAATTTCGACCCCACCCGGGGAACATTAACAGCAAATATTGAAGAGTTAATAGCTTTGCACGCTGGACATGGAGAACCGATACAAACAGCTGGTGGCAAGTGGGGTATGCGAGAACGTTTCACTCATCACGATACAATTGGCATTTGGAGAGACCAAAACGGCAACGAAGCTCCTACTACGATTGGGATAATCCATTACACTAAAAGGCGTGGCGTTCACATCATTCCAGCAAGACCGGGAAGGAGGTAGCTATATGTTTGAGATAACAGAAGAAGAGTTCAGCAAACTCGAAACCGCACCCGTTATTGTTACTATGTTAAACGGAGAAACGTATAAAGGCTGGCTTGACAGCTACGTATCAGAAATTGAGGACGAGGAAAACGGGGCTTATATCATCCTTGCTACCGATGACTGCCCATGTTTGGGTCTACCGAATCGCGATATAAAAAACATCAAACCACTAAAATCTTAATAGCTTAAAGCACTTTGTAAAACAAGGTGCTTTTTCTATACACAAAATCACCGCTTACACGGCGGACAAGAAAACGTGTGCCGCATTATTGGGACTTGCCAAACAAAAAAGGACAGCGGCCGAAAGGATAGAATATGGACTGGTTGAAAAACATTCTCGGCGAGGCACACACTCCCGAACTCGAGAAAGCTATTTCAGAAGAGGTTGGCAAGCAATTCGTCTTGCGGTCTGATTTCAACGCTTTGAAAGAAGCTAAAAAGCAACTTGAAGAAAGCGTTAAAACGAGGGACGAACAGCTTGAAACGCTTAAAAAAGCCAAAGGTGACACAGATGAGCTTAAAAAGCAAATCGAGGAGCTACAGGCAACCAACAAAGCAATAGCAGAGAAACACGCTGAGGAAATCAAGACGGCACGCATTGAAGCGGCAGTCGAATTGGAGTTCTCCACTGCGAAAGTTAAAAACGCCAAAGCCGTGAAAGCCTTAATCGACTTCGATAAAGTCAAGGTTGCCGAGGATGGAACAGTAAAAGGCTTGACTGAACAAGTAAAAGCCTTGCAGGGTGCAGAGGACAGCAAATTTATGTTTGCTGAAACAACACAAGCCCCTCCGACTGTCAAGGGGGCTAAACCCGCTGAAAGCAGAGATGGAAACCCTGCTGGCAGTACTATTGACGTAACAAAAATGAGCTATACGGAAGCGGCGGAATATTTTGAAGCCAATCCTAATGCTCAACAAACAACAAATTTATTTGTCTAAGAAAGGACTTAAATTATGGCACAATTTGATTTGAAAAATTTTAACCCAGAGGCGTTCGGCAGGTATGTTGACGCTATCCCACGCGTAAAGCTCAACGAGCTTGTGCGCTCAGGTGCAGTTCAACCCACATCACGCTTCCGTTCCGCTTTAACCGACCAGACAGGCGGTAACTTCGCTTCGTTCCCTATGTTTGGGCGTATCGGCGGAGAGGCCTTGAACTATGATGGGCAAACAACCATCACGGCTTCCAGCACGTCCACCTACTTGCGTTCCGTTGTTGTGGTTGGTCGTGCAAAAGGATGGACTGAAAAGGATTTTAGCTCTGATATTACTGGCGGAGTTGACTTCATGGGAAGTATCGCAAGACAAGTGGCGGATTACAAGCAAGACCTCGACCAAAGCACAATCCTAACCACACTTGAAGGTATTTTTGCTATGACTGATACTGCTGACGCTCCATTTGTAGGCAATCACACTTTTGACATCACGGGTACGACTACTGGTGCAGGTGTCGGGCTTGTTGCCCCCGAAACGCTGAATACTGCAATCCAGCAAGCGTGTGGTGACAACAAACAGCTATTCAGCCTTGCTATCATGCACAGTGCGGTAGCCACTAACTTGGAAAATCAAAAGCTGTTGAAGTTCATGACCCAAACCGATGCACTTGGCATCGAGCGACAACTTCCACTTGCTACGTGGAACGGCAGAATTGTTCTTGTGGATGATTCAATGCCTGTTACAGAGGTAAGTGCAGGCGTAAACAACTACACCACTTACGTTCTCGGTAATGGCGCTTTTGAATACGACAATGTCGGTGCAAAAGTTCCGCACGAGATGGTGCGTGACGCTAAAACCAACGGCGGAGAAAACACACTCATCATGCGCCAGCGTAAAGTGTTTGCACCTTATGGCATCAGCTTTACACGAGCAAACATGGTTTCGTTGTCGCCCACAGACGCAGAACTGCGAAACGGCGCTAACTGGACAACAGTCATCGGTTCAGACGGCACACGCATTCCACATAAGGCTATTCCGATTGCGAGAATTATCTCGAGGGGGTAAAACATGGTACTTGCAACTAAGTGCTTTTTCAACCCACGAGACGGCTTTTGGTACGTAGATACTCCCAACAACATGCCTAAAACAACATTTCCAGCTATGGCGAGGGCGATTTCCACCAAGGAAGTTTTCACCCTCTCCCCGGCTGGGGAATGGCGTTTTGATGGCACATGGAGCGGCACAGTCTCGTCTGACATAAAAAATCAGCGTGACAGTGTTATCCAAAACCAAATGGAAGCCGAAGGTGTAACGCCAACACAGCTTGCCATTGCCGTGGATAATGAGCGACAAGCGAGGGAGGAGCAAGTCACCGAAGCAGTAACGGCAGAGGCTAACGCAAGGCAGGGGCAGGTTGACATAATCAACGCCGCCTTGCAAGCACTTACAGCTGACGAGCAAACGCTTACTCGCGCTATGTGGAACACAGACGGACAGCCACGTGGAGTAATAAGCGGTGCTGGTGGTGTCGGGAGGTTGAATATCGTTGAGGATTTAGTCCGTGGCACACGCACAGGAGCTTTCGACAACAGCGACCCGAACAATCCCAGCGAATATGTCCGCAATAACGATGGGCTGCTTGCACGTGTTGAAGAGCTTGAACGGACGATAGTGAGTAGCTATGGAGGCAGTAACTGTACAGTTACTGATTACAGCGGAAACATCCTGCCCATAGGTCTTAGCGGAGGATTTTCGTTTGTTCTTTCTCACCACTGCGAAGACTATTATTCGTTGCTTATTAACGGCTCTTTTGGTGGAGGGAGTGGTGGAACTACCCCGTTCACGTGGTCTGTTCCAGGAAACCTGTCCATAAATATGTCAAGCTACTCTAACTTTGATACCCTGCTTTCGTTTATTGACGAAAACACTACTGGCTCTTCAGTTATAGGCGGGTCGGGTACACTCACGGCAAGCGACAGTTATTCTTCTGGCGGTTCAAGTCCGAGAACAACGGGCATGAGTTTTACAATTATCCGCAGAGAAACAGGGCAGTATTGGCTTGATTTCAACTTGTCAACCGCTTTGACAAATCCGCAATTCACAAACCAAAACAACGGAGTTAGTTTTTCCGGATATTTCACAGGAACGTTGTTATTCCAAGCAAAAACATAGGAGGTCACATGGACATAACCGTAATCAATCGCCTTGCGTCTTTTGGGTACGTTGCCAAAGCCGAGGATATGTGGGCTATACGATTTTTGGTTGATAAGGTTGAAAGCACTATCAAGGCAAACATCAACCAATCATCAGTTCCGCGTGAATTGTTTGCTATCCATGTGGATATGGTTTGTGGTGAGTTTCTCCTCGGCAAGAAGACCAACGGCGACCTTGACGGATTTGAAATCGACATCAACGCCGCAGGGCTTAAACGGCAAACACAAGGCGACACGACAAATGAGTTCGCTGTCGCCTCTGTATCGAGTTCCGAGGAACGCCTTGATGCTGTGATTGACCTTCTACTTAACGGCGGAAAGGATTCACTCACAAGGTTTAGGAGGTTGGCATGGTGACGAGTGATGCAATCCGTGCATCAATTCGTTCAATGTGGACGGATAGGTGCAAGATATCGAGGTTTGTGCCTGTTGTACAACCGAATGGAGCAACCTTGCACGAAGCGGAAGTGTTCATTACTGATGAGCCCTGCAGAATATCATTTTCATCTCGTGCTAATAATGCGGCGACGCAGACAGATAACACTGCAAACGTTAGTCAGTCGATAAAGCTGTTCATTGACGAAACGCTTGATATTCCTGCAGGTTCAAAAGTCGAGATAGCACGAGGTGGCAGATTGTTTCGGTTCGAGTGTAGCGGACACCCCGCCGTGTACGACCACCATCAAGAAATCAACTTAACTGCGGAGGTGACAATCGCATGAGTTTCAAAGCAAACTTCAAAGCGTTTCAAAAGTACGCTGAACAACTTGCCTCTATTGACGAAAAGGCGATTGAGCAATTCTGCGTAGATTTTCTAAATGCAACTGGCGGAGAACTTTTGCGAAAAGCTCGTCAAGGCACTCCTGTTGACAAAGGCACGCTAAACAAAGGTTGGAAAGCGAGTGCGGTCGAAACCGCTGGGGGAGGGTACGAAATCACAATTTTCAACCCTGTGAACTACGCAAGGTACGTTGAATACGGACACCGAGCAGGAAAAGATGGATGGGTTAAAGGGAAATTTATGCTTACCGACGCCGAAATCGAATTGAAAAAAGGCTTTGAAAAAGCGCTTGAAACTAAATTGCGGAGATTTCTCAAGGAGAAGCTACAATGATACAGGCTACTATCGATGGAATTTTAGCAGCTTTGAAAGTGTTCGATTCACCAATGTACACCGAAGCCGTGCCACAGACGGCAGTCGAGCCGTTCTTCTTCGTTGACTTGCTCGACCCCAGCAACACGGCTGTCGTTGGTAGGCGTTATCAGCGAGAGAACACCTATGTTATCCGCTATCAACCGCCAGCTTGGACGGCTAAAACCCAATGTTATGAAATGCTTGATAAGCTGTACCGAACGCTTGAATACATCCACGTGGACGGACACCCAGTAAGAGGTACCGAGAAACGAGGGGAAATAATTGATGGCGTTCTGCTGTTTTTCGTGAACTACAACGGATTTGTGTTGGCTGAATACCAACCCGAACCAATTTTTGATAATTTAGAAGTGCCTCAATTTGAGGGGAAAGGATGACAATATGTCAACTAAAAAAACAAAGCCGGTCGCCGAAGAGGTTGCAGGAGTCGTGGAAGTTGCGGAAGTTGCATTAGCCGAAGAGGTTGCAAAACCTAAAAGCAACCTTCCAACATTCACCAAAGCACAACTGCTTGCTTCTGCGACATATTCTCACCGCAGGGGGGTTCTCGGAACGTTACTTGCGGACAACAAAGAGTATTCACACGCTTGTGTAGCCGAAATACTTGAAAAATTCATGAAAGAAGGTGCGAAGTAATGGCTTTAGGCGGAGGAAATTGGGTAGCTCAAAACAAAGTGCTGCCTGGAACGTACGCAAATTTCGTTTCAACTGAACGAGCGTTTAGCGTTGATACCGAGCGTGGAATTGTCACAGTCCCCTATGTAGGTGAATGGGGTGCTACGGGCGAGGTCGTATCACTTACAGCGGAAGAGTTCAGTAGGCACAGCCCGAGCATTTTAGGCTATGCATGGGACGCCCCCGAAATGCGTGAATTTCGTGAGATTTATCGCCACAGTAGACTTGTGCATTTCTACAGGCTGAACAGCGGGGGTGTTAAAGCTACCGCACCTCTCGCCACGGCAAAGTATGTTGGCGAGCGAGGAAATGATTTGGCGTATGTTATTTCAGCAAATGTAGACGACCCAACAGCTTTTGACGTTGTGACATTGCTTGACAATATCGCTATCGACCGGCAAGTCGTTCCTTTTGGCGAAACTCCAGCCGACAACGGGCTTCTTGTGTGGGACGAAAACGCTACACTTATAGTTACCCCAACCGCAGGAACGCCACTTACTGGCGGTTCGTCTGTTCCTGTAACAAACGGCGACCATCTCAACTATCTTGATGCAATCGAGAGCTATCACTTTCATGCGATGGCTTGTCCAAGCGATAACCCAACACTTATTTCAACGTATGCTGAATACAATCGCAGAATGCGAAATGAGCGAGGGATTAAGTTTGAGCTTGTCTGCTACAACCCAACAGACAACAGCGATTTCGAGGGCGTACGTGACGTGCTGAATACTGTTACAGACGGCGGTACTTACTCACTTGTCTACTGGATGGCTGGAATCGTTGCAGGGACAACAGTCAACGCATCAGCGATGAACACCATCTATGACGGCGAGTATACCGTTAATGCTAACTTCACACAGACGCAGCTTGAACAGGCTAAGCTGGGCGGGAAATTAGCCCTGCACCGTGTGGGTAGCGACTACCGCATACTGGCAGACATCAACAGCTTGCAAACTGTGACAGCGGAGAAAAACGAAGATTTTAAGCAGGGGCAGACTATTCGAGTAATCGACCACGTCGCCTATGCGGACGCTTCTATTTTCGCCAACAAGTACATCGGAAACATTCCAAACGACCAAGACGGCAGAGTTTCGCTTTGGGTTGATTTGGTGAAAATTCGTGAGGACTTGCAAACTCTGCGAGCAATCCAAAACTTTGAAAGTTCGGACGTTGAAATCGAGCCGGGCGAGACGCCGCGTTCAGTATTCGTTCGTTCCGCAATCCAACCAACACACGCCATGGAGCAATTGTACATGGTCAACTACATCAATTAGGAGGATACTATGATTAACAATGCAGTAATGGCGGCACATGACGCCATACAGGGCAGTCAAGCGGTGTGCTACTTCACGCTTGAAGGTCGCAGATACAACTTCATGAGTATCACAGAGTTTAATTCTGCACTTTCGTTCACCACCACCGAAGTTCCACGAGTTGGCACAATCATGATGGGGTATAAAATCACAGCGGCCGCCGGTTCGTGGTCAGCAACTTGCTACTACAACCAATCCACTTTTAGGGTTCTTGCTGAACGTTTTCAAAACACAGGGCGATTCCCCGAATTTGAAATACAAGTAACTGTCGATGATAAAACGACAACAGTTGGGAGACAAACAATCATCCTGACTGGTTGCTTGCTGGAGGGCGATTTAGAACTCGCCAAAATCGTAAGCGGTGAAGGTGTACTTGAAGAGGAACTATCGGGCGTGTTCCAAGGCTTTATGATACCCGAAACCTTCCGAACGCTACCTGGTATGTAGAAAAAATAGCCCCTAAGCGTGACTTAGGGGCCTCAAATTAAAGGAGACCACCATGAACTACTCAAAATTTATGCGACAAAACAAAATCGAACGGAAGAACGAATATCTTGCTGTTACGAAAAGTTTGCTGGATGATGACGGCACTCCGCTGTTGTGGGAACTTAAACCAGTAACCGCAAAAGAAGAAAGTGAAATCCGTGACCGCTGTACCGATTACGTTCAAAAAGGTAAAAAGCAAATGCCGAGGTTCAATTCGGGTAAATACCTAACGGCAATCACTGCCGCCGCAGTAGTTGTCCCTGATTTGCATTTTGCGGAATTGCAAGACAGCTACGGAGTGAAGTCTGCGGAAGACCTGTTGGAGGCAATCGTTGACCACCCAGGGGAGCTTAACGACCTTGTGTTGTTCGTCCAAAAGATGAACGGCTTTGACACAACTGACGAAGACCTTGCAGAAGAAGCAAAAAACTAATAAAGGACGGCGACCTTGAATCGAATTTCATCCACTATGCGATTCACAAGCTCCATTGGTCGCCGTCCCAGCTTGAAGAATGGGCAGTTGCTGACCGCTACGTTCGCCAGTTCTACATCGCTTCACTTGACTTGAAAATCGAAAACGACAAGAAAGAAGCAGACAGAATGAAACGCAAGAACAGGAGGTAGCCGTGGCTAATTTACAAACAACAATATCCTTGCGTGACCAAGTGTCCGACAGGCTAAACACAATGGCAAACGCCGCACAAGCTACCACTCAAGCCTTTGATAACGTCTCACAGGCTTCTGCAATGCAGACTGACGGAATATCTGCCGCACAAGCGGAAGCCAACCGCTTCCATGAGGCAGTTATCGCCGTTAAAGAAGCAACCGAGAAAGTTGCGTTGGCGTCACAAGACGTTGACTTTAACCCTGCCGTGCAAAGTGCTGACAGGGTTGAACGTAATGTACGAAACATTGAAACGCCAATTATCAACAACGAGAAAGCCCAAGGTCGGTTCAACCAAGCAATCGAAGAGGGCGAGAGGAATGCAAACTCCTTAAAGCGAGTGCTTAAAGGCGTTGCCGCCGCCCTCTCTGTGCGTGCGATACACCGCTTTATGAGCGGTAGCGTTGACCTTGCGAACCAACAAATTCACGCAGAACAAAGGCTTGCCACAGTTGCGGCTAACCGAGGTATAGCACAAGAAGATTATAACCGATTACTTGAACACGCCCGAAACCTACAAGCCCGCACTACCTTTGACGATAGTGCAATCCATGGAGCGACATCAGAGCTTGCCCGCTCCATGCGTGACGTAGGGGCAATTGAAATCGTACTGGATGCCGTTGTTGACATGGCGGCTTATCAGAACCCGTTTGGTGCTACTGCTGGTGACATGGCGGGTATCGCCCAGTATTTCACGCAAGCAATGGAAGGCAACTACCGAATGCTTGAACGCAGGGCGGGTATCCATCTATCCGAAATGCAAAGCCAAGTGATGAAGTACGGGTCGGACATGGAACGTGCATTGGTAATTAGTGACGTTGTGAATGCCTCGTGGGGGGGACTGGCTGAAACCATGGCACGTACCCCGCAAGGTATGCGAGAACAAATGCGGAACACCTTTGACGATATTCGGGGTGAAATCGGGGCGCAACTCCTCCCTGCAATCATGACTGTCTTCAACACCATACAAGAGAATATGCCCATAATCAAGCAAGTGATTGAGGGGATTGTCCCCATAATCCAAAACATAATAATGATAATCGGACGTTTAGTGAATATCGCTTTCCAATTTGCAAGTGTTGTTATCGATAACTGGAGTTGGATACGTCCTATTCTGCTTGGGGTCGTCGCCGCCTTGCTATTGTGGAAAGGCGTGACAATGGCGGCAACAATAGCCCAAAAGTTATTCAATCTTGCAAAATTGAAGTCTCCCAAAACGTGGATAATACTTGCCATAATGGCTATCGTTGCGGCGATTGTTCTGTGGACGAACCATATGAACAAAAGTGCAGATGAGCAAATGAGTGTGTTGGGCAATGTGGTTGGTGTTTTTGCCGCTGTTGGGGCGTTTTTGATAAACCACTTTGTTCTGCCGATACAGCGTAAGTTCGCCATGTTTGCAAACTTCTTTGGCAATCTTTTCAATAATCCTATTGAGGCGATTAAAGTGCTGTTTTTCGACATGGCTCTTTACGTTCTACGAATACTTCAAAATTTAGCCGATGGTGCATTATCCGCTATCAACTGGATACCAGGCGTCAATGTTGAAGTCACGGGGCTAAACAACGCAATCAACAACCTAACCAAAAGACGTAGTGACATTATCGCAAACTCTGGCTATCGTGTGTTTGTCGAACCGATGGAAAATATCGACTTGTCTGATGCATTTGAATGGGGTTACGGAATAGGCGAACGGCTTGAAAATATGTTTGACACAGACATTGAAGTCCCCGAGCCGGGTGATTTTGTAGACACGTCTCGCTTTGAGATGGGCGGACACATCCCCATTAACGTGCAAGACATCGCCGATAACACTGGGGCGATGGTGGGTATGGGCGAAGAGAACTTGAAGTGGTTGCGTGACATCGCAGAGCGTGATGCTGTGAACCGATTCACTACTGCCGAAATCAATGTTGACTTAGGAGGAGTTACAAACAACGTCAATTCCAACACCGACCTTGCTGGACTTGTTGAGTATATCGGCGATGCGGTGGCTGAACAGCTTTGGATTTCTGCTGAGGGGGTACACGCTTAATGTATAGTTTCTATCTCGACCGAACACTATTGCCAGTCGCCCCCAGTCGTTTTAGGGTGCGTATCAACAACCAAAACCGCACCTTTTCCATGATAGACGGCGGAGAAGTCAATCTCTTGAAAGCCCCTGGGCTAACCCATATAACCTTAAACGTGCTTTTGCCTAACGTTCCTTACAGTTTCGCAAATTACCGAAACGGATTTCAAACCGCCGAATTTTTCTTAAAAGTGTTCGACCGCTTGAAAACACGCAGAAACGAGACAGGAAATCTGATTCCTTTCCAGCTTGTTGTCTCTCGCAGTTTTCCCGATGGCAGGGGATTGTTCGGCACTAACATGACGGTCTCTCTTGAGGATTACCAAATCAGCGAAGAGGCGGGCAATGGCTTTGACGTTAGCGTTGAGTTGCGACTGAAAATGTACCGACCAGCAGGGACGAAAGTGGTGCAGATACGACAGACCCCTGCAAACAACGTTTCAGCTTCGTCCACCGCAAACAGAGAGACGGCAAACGCTCCAAGCGGTCGCAGGCATACTGTGGTTAGAGGTGACAACTTGTACACGCTGGCAAGGCGTTTCTTGGGTAGCGGTGCAAGGCGTGTTCAGATATACAACCTTAATCGAGACGTGATTGAAGCCGCCGCGCGTAGGCACGGAAGGGCAAGTTCCAGTAATGGGCATTGGATTTTTCCAGGCACAGTCTTACAAATACCATAGCGGAGACCCAGCATGATTGAACTTTTAATCGAGGGCAACAATGGGCTTATCCGCCCAGCCGTCCAAAGCGGAATACAATGGACCACAGAACGGAGAGGTGCGCCGTCCCAGCTACGCTTTCGCATGAGAATGGATAGTTTCGCACAAATATCTGAGGGTAACGCCGTTCGCTTGCGAAAGAATGGGCAGAACGTGTTTTTCGGGTTCGTTTTTTTAATTCGCAGGGATAAAAGTGAGTTTGCAGAAATAACCGCCTATGACCAGTTGCGGTATCTTAAAAATAAAGACACTTACGTTTTCGCTAATCGCAGGGCATCTGACGTTATCCGCACTATCGCAAATGATTTTCGCTTGAATTTAGGCAGCGTAGCCCAAACGAGCTACGTGATACCGAGCCAAGTAGAGGACAACAGCAGTCTATTTGACGTGATATATAACGCTCTTGACAAGGAGTTGAAATTCCGTGGGAATATGTTTGTGCTGTTTGATGACTTTGGCAGGCTTACCTTGCAACCCCTATCCGCTATGGAGTTGCCGTTGCTAATCGACAGTGAGACTGGTGAGAACTACGAGTACACCACAACAATCAACGATGGCACGGCTAACCGCATAAAGTTGTCGAGGGAAAACGAGGCTACAGGTCGCCGTGATATTTATATGGCACAGGATAGCTCTAATATGAACCGCTGGGGCGTGTTACAGCACTTTGAAACCATAAACGAAGCTGACAGAGGGCAAGACATGGCGGCAGGGCTACTGAGCCTACACAACGCCCCTAAACGCACCCTTCGACTTTCTCGACAATTTGGCGATGTCCGAGTAAGGGCTGGGTCGTTGCCTATCGTTCACCTCGATGTTGGAGACGTGCGTGTGCGTAGTAGGCTTATGGTGGAGAAAGCTACCCACACCTTTGATGGGGACAGCCACTTCATGGACTTACAACTACGAGGAGGGCAATTCAATGGCTGATTTAACCGAAGCGATAAAATCTGCCGCTTTGCAAGCGGTGAACGCAAGCAAGCCCTGCATTGTACATTTCGGCACAGTCACCGCCCTCTCCCCTCTCGAGGTGTTGGTTGACCAACGGCTACGTCTTAGCGGAAACAGCCTTGTTGTGTGTGCCTCATTGACTTCAGCTACAACAGAAATCCCTCTTAATTCAAATACAAGCGAAAATACCCATGAGCATGAAATCGAAGATGGCACGGGCGATTATACGCAACCCGACACGCACTCCCATGAGCTTACTGGGTCGCTTTCTGTTGTCGTGAGGCAAGCACTTTCTGTTGGTGATAGTGTTTTGCTGTTGCGTATGCAGGGCGGGGACAGATATGTAATACTTGATAGGGTGGTGTGATTATGTTGCCTACTAACGGCGGAATTTTGAATGAATATATCGAAATGGACGTGGAACGGCAACCCAGCAAGACCTTTAAGCTGGACTGGGACACCTACAGAATGCGTGGACACGTTGACGGACGTGATTCGGTCAAGCAAGCCATATACCGCATTATTCACACCGAACGCTACCAGTATATCCACGTATCGTGGAACTACGGAATAGAATTGCTTGACCTGTTTGGAGAGCCTACTGATTTTGTGTTGGCTGTATTACCACAGCGTTTTATGGATGCGGTCATGACTGATGACAGGGTGACTGGTGTGGAAACGTTGGATTTATCCGAACGAGGACGGACAATTACGGCAAGGTTTGCCATATCCACTATTTACGGCGATTTTGAAATTGAAAGAGAGGTGGCTGTGTGATGTTTGACCAAATGACTTTTGAATTTATAATGCAACGTGTTCTTGAACGCATTCCAAACTCTTTCGATAAGCGAGAGGGTTCAGACGTGTGGAACATGACCGCCCCTGGCACAGTTGAACACACCTTGCTTTATCTTGAACTCGAAAACATAATGGCAGAGGCGTTTGCCGATACTGCCTCACGGGAGTTTTTAATTCGCCGTGCCAAAGAGCGTAACATAATCCCATTCTCTGCCACGCAAGCTGTATTGCAAGGAGTGTTCACTCCTGCGAATGTTGACGTTATGGGTCAGCGTTTCCGTGTGCCGAATGAATCAGTTGTGTTTGTAGTTACGGCTGAAATATCGGCTGGGGTGTACCAAGTCACGTGTGAAACAGCAGGGCTTGTTGGTAATCAATTCACAGGACTTCCACTTATCCCAGTTGATTATATCAGCGGGCTTGAGAGTGCTGTCCTTGAAAACATTCTCGTGCCTGGACAAGACGAAGAGGACACAGAGGCTTTGCGAACAAGATATTTCGCCAGCTTTACCCAATACGGCTTTGGCGGAAATCGCCAAGACTATATCGACCGCACGAACGCAATTGCTGGAGTGGGTGCGACTAAAGTCGAAACTATACCGCAAACAATAAGCGGAGACCCAAACGTGCGACTTGTCATATTGGATGGGTTGTTCGGGTCAGCCTCTTCAACTCTAATTGACAGCGTACAACAACAAATCGACCCCACTCGTGACGGAGAGGGTTTCGGCATCGCTCCTATTGGGCATATCGTACTGGTGCAGACAGCGACAAGGGTGACTGTGGACATAGCAACAACAATCACACTCGACACAGGACAATCGTGGGCGACGATTGAGCCCCTTGTAATCGCCTCAATCGAAGCGTATTTGCTTGAGCAACGGCAAACGTGGGCAACAGATGATTTCACTACAGTTAGGGTGGCCTCCGTAGACAGTCGTATATACGCCGTTGCTGGCGTTGTGGACGTGCAAAACACCACTTTGAACGGCATGGCAGACAACCTTGAATTAGCGCCGCTTGAAATTCCAGTAATGGGGGTACTGACCGCATGAGAGATGTAAGGCTGTTGGAGTATCTCCCGCCCGAATTTCACAAGTATACCGACATTCGCACAATTTTAGAAGCACAAGACCCCGAATTTGAACTGCTGAATAGGTGTGCAGACTATGTACGCAATCAAATGTTTGTGATAACGGCAGGAGATGGAGGGCTGGCGAGGTTTGAAAGGCTGTTGGGTATCACCCCTGCCGATGGTGAAAGTATTGAAACTCGCAGGGCTAACGTACTTATGCAGTGGGATTCAGAAACGCCACACACTATGCGGTATTTAATCGCTCTACTTGAAGTGCTTACTGGCGGAGATTTCGAGATTGATGAGCGTTTTTGGATTTCACAAATGGATATAAAAATAACCGCTCCTGATATTGACGTGGCGATGCTTTTGGCGAATTTGAAACGCTACATAATCCCGGTGAACTTGACTGTGAACGTGTTGGCTTTCTTCCGCACGTGGGATATGCTTTGGGATAAAAACATGACCTTACAACAACTTTGGGACAGAAACATGACTTTGGATGAAGTCGGAACGGAGGCAATGAGATGAATGGCTTTAACTTTAACCTGTACGACTGGAATGAACGTGCTTTTGACATTACCAAACTGAACGACAATTTTCAAAAAATAGAGGATTTTGAGTTCTCCCAAAAACACACGCTCCGAATAACATTTGACCCAAGCCATGCAGGCGCGGGTTATCAAATACTCGTTAATGGGGATGTTTATCTCCGCCGCCTTGTGCCTCCGTCATTAGCCGAGGATGTTGTGGTGTCCATGGGCAACACCGAGTATTTGATACAAGTGGAGGAGGGTCCAGGGATTACCTCGAAAAGATGGGTCAATGTCGGGGGGCTGTACGGAGTTCATAGCGTCGCAATGTTCCCCAACCGTTCGTTACAGCAGTTATCGTGGCAACAAATTTCAGAGTTGTCGCGAACTGGAGAGGCGAAAAAATTGTACCAGGTTGGCGATGTTTATTCGATAGAATATTTCATCGTCAACTGGGGTCAAAGTTTTACGCAAAAATTTCAAATAGCTGGATTTGACTATGACGACTTGCCAAACGGTGAAAAAGCGGGTATAACTTTTGTGATGTATAATGCGGTGTTTAACAATCTTTTTAACTCCCAACCCATACAAATACACCAACAAAACACCCCGGCGTTCGAGCAGTATTCGGATAGTCTACTTGCCACGCGCACAATCCCAATGGTTGCCTCTGCGTTTGGCGGGCTTGCAGAGGTGGCACGTACCGTTGTGAAAACAACAGAAATTAGGCGTACCTTCGACGTTATGCTTGGTGGAGTGAGAAAAGATTTGTTGACGTTTTTCCCGCTATCAACAGACGAAATATTCGGAAACCCTTCGCCGTTTCCGCAGGCAAGACCGGTTGGAATGTCGTCTTACCCACTCTTTGACGACCCATCAAACAGAGTAAGGGTGAGTGCGACACCTGACGAAACCCCTGTGCCGTGGGTAACGCGGACAAGTTTGTTTGGCGCCTATATGCAGATTAACGAAGATGGTTTTCAAAATGCTATTGATAGCGATAGACCGATAGACGCAGGATTGATATTCGGATTTTGTATATAAAAAACACTAAAGGAGCAAAAAATGAACCAATACCGAATAACAGTATCCCACAGCGATAAAGACGGCTTGTTTGGCGCAATCACGCAGACCCCCGCAAGTCGTGACGGTGATAACCATGCGGCACATTTTGCTATCACACAACCGGCGTGGCTTGATAAGTACGCTTGCATGATGGACTTTCGCAACACCTCCAAGACCGAAACAATACTCGTGGAAGATGGCGAAGTTCCATTGACGGCTGAAATGGCTGTGCATGGTACTTTGTCAATCCAGCTTGTCTACACCTTGGGCAACAAGAGCATTAAAACCAACATAATGCGTGTGCCGATTGACCCAAGCATTAACGCCACAGACCCATCCACCCCCGGCAACAGCAATGTCATTGGGCGAATATTGGGGAAAATCAAATGCCTTTTTGCAAAAACCAAAAATCACGAAGACAGGATAGTTGAGTTAGAGCAAGGAGGCATAGGCGGCGGCATTACCCAGTCAGACCTTGCAGAGGCAATATCCGCCGAAGCTACCGCCCGGCACGAAGAAATCACCCAAGCCGTTACCACCGAGGCGAACGCCCGACAAGGCGAGGTAGACGAACTGAGGCATGGAGTAGAGGACGCCGCCGCGCAAGCAACCCTCGCCACAAATAAGATATGGGGTACGCCCGACAACCCCAACGGTATTGTCAGCGGAGCGCACGGCAAAGGTAGGCTTAACATTGCCGAAGAGGCTATCGCCGCAATTGAGGTTGCTGTATCCGAGCTTGACATTGACGGGGCAATTGCCGCCCACAATGAGGACAGTGACGCACACGGCGATATTAGGTCAGAGGTTGCTGTCAAACTTGACCGGGTGGACAGCGGTGGCACTCTTCGAGCCTACGCCGTGGACAGCGGCGGGGAACAGACTATGATTGAGGTATCAGCGGACACCCCCGCAAGTGGCACAATCCCCGCCCGCAACGCTAACGGCACAATTGTTGTTGGGGAGGCTGTCGCTGGGGCAGATGCGGTAAATCTGCAACAAGTGCAAAAAATCGTTGAAGATGCCGCATTGTCGGGCGGAGACTACACCCCCGAAGACCCCTACACCGATTATGTAAAAGTCTCCAACCCTGCTGTCGAGAGTTTGGGCGGCACGGCAACCTCGCAGTCGGTGGTAAACTCCGAGAACAAAAACGACCACGCCGCATTGTGGGAAGCAGAAAATCGCCTCGAAAACAAAGTCAACGCTAACCAAAAGACGATGGACGGCAGGGTGACAGCCCTCGAAGAAAACGCAAGCGGTGGCGGCGGCACTCCGTTATATTATGGCGCACCACGTACGGTTTTCGACAATGAAATCGGTCATGGGGCGGCGTTTACAAACCTTTGCGACTTAGTAGACGGAGCAGAATATACCGCAACAATAGACGCCGTTAGAGGAACATCAGGCTCGGCATCTAATGCGGATAATGATGTAAGATTTAATTTGCAGTTTTTAGGCTCACCTAATTTATCCGTGGATTTTCACGCGCCAACAGCCAATAGCGGAACAATCGGATTTAGAGCAAGTTTCACGCACATAATGACCGATAGCGGAGAAGGAACTTGGAGTATATCAAATCGTGTAACTTCGCTAAGGCGTTCCATTACTACCCAGCTAAACGCAAACATAGTTCAAAGTACAGTCACCCATAACAATCCGGGTCCATCCGAAGGTTCGGCTTTAACAAGGCGACCAGTCAGCAACACGAGGCGTTTAAGGTTTAACTATCCTGTATCCGCAACGTCTCGTATTGTGTATCGTGTACGTGTTACCGAAACTATTCCAATCCCCCTAAAGGAGGCATAAATGTACTACTTACTATTCGCACTTAACCTAATTGTGCCAACAATATTCGGTGCTATAGGCTGGGTGGTTGTGCGTAAAATCAACCAAAGCGACAAAAAAGCAGAGCGACAAGCGGAGCTACGGGCAACCGAGCACAAGCTAAACAGAAAAGTACAGAAAGCCCACGGGCGAGCGTTAAAGGCAATCGCGATTTGCGTTAAAAATGAACGCATAAACGGCGAAATGGAACACGCCTTTGACGAGATGGACGAGGCTCACCGCAACTGCAACGAGCTTTACGAAGAAATTGTTTCTAAAAAAATCACAAAATAGGAGTAAAAAGCATGAAAAACATTATCGAAAGAGCAAAAAAACAAGTCAAGGCGGCGGCGTATCGGGCGTTCCGTGCGGGGGTGTACACATTTACCGCCGCACTTGGGGGCAAGGCACTACTGTCAGATGTTGACTGGGCTGTGCTTGCCACGGCGACACTATCCGCAATGGTTGTTGCGTTCCTGCACGGCATAGCTTGCAAGTTGCCCGAATGCCATGACGACCTCGCGGGGGAGTTTGCCAAGGGTTGCGGGGCGTGTGGAAAGGATGGTGAATAGCATGATACAAATTCATCAACGCATAATCCCCAAGGGGCGGCGTAATCGCCCCGGGCGCAAAAATCCTATGGAGTTCATCACCATCCACAACACAGGCAACACAAGCACAGGGGCGCACGCAGAGGCACACAGCCGTTATCTACTGGGCGATGTCGCCGCAGGACTGCCTGTAAGCTGGCACTATACCGTTGACTGCCGCGAGGCGTGGCAACACTTGCCTGACAACGAAGACGCATTCCACGCCAGCGATGGAGCGGGTGCGGGCAATCGCCGCAGTATCGGCGTTGAAATCTGCGTAAATCAAGATGGAAACCTACGGCAAGCCACGGACAACGCCGTTTGGCTTGTGGCAGAGCTATGCCGCAGACACAACATCCCCCCCGCAAATATTCGCCAGCACAACCACTTTGACCCACGCAGTCAAAACTGCCCCCGGCAACTACGGGCAGGGCAACCGTATAGCTGGGCAGAATTTATCCAGCGCGTGACAAGCCTACTCGACCAGCCGACCCCACAGGAGCAACCGCCCTCACAAGCCCTGCACCGTGTACAACTTGGGGCGTTTGGAGGCAGAGATAACGCAAACAATCTCATTTTAGAGGCAAAGCGTGCTGGGTTTTCCGATGCGTTTATTTCAAGCGGTGCTGATGGTTTGTTCAGAGTGCAGATAGGGGCTTTTCGTGACCTTGCAAACGCCACCGCCCAACGCGACAGGGCAAGGCAAGCAGGGTTTGCTGATGCCTTTGTCGTGACCGCCGAGGCTGTCACGCCGACACCCCCACAACCACCTCCCGCCCCACGACCAACGCTGACAGTCGAGCAAGCGGCACAGGATATATTCCGTGGCAGACCCGCCCCGGACGGGCAACCTTGGGGAACAGGGGCAACCCGCAGGGCAAGGCTGACACAATTCGGGCTTGACCCCCAAGCCGTGCAAGCAAGAGTTAATCAGCTTATGGCGGGGCGGTAG